GTGGGGTTCCACGTATTAGAAAAGCTAAGAGAAATCCCGTACCCTAATTTATATTACTCAAAAAAAGGCACACATCAATTTGTTGAACAGGCATACGCAGAAGGCGACTCTTCTGTGGTGCCCGGGTTTACTACATCGCAGAAAACAAGACCTTTAATAATTGCCAAGTTTGAAGAATTCATAAGAAATAAAGTACTAACTATTTATTCTCAGAGACTAGCTAACGAACTAGATACTTTTATTTGGAAGAATGGTCGCCCCGAGGCACAAAGGTCTTATAACGACGATTTGATTATGGCGGCAGCAATAGGTTGTTGGGTTAGGGACACCGCACTTATTGAAAATAAAAGAGCTTTAGAGTACAAAAAAGCATTTTTAGATGCTATAATAACCTCTAATACTAGTTTAGACACTAGGATTCCCGGTATGCATAAAGCTGACCACAAAGCTAAAATGCGCGAACAACGGGAAAGAATGAAAGATTATATGTGGATCATAAAAGGGTAAAAAATGGCTGACCAAAAAAACACAAAAAATCCAGACTCACCTCTTTTTAAAAGATTAACAAGGCTTTTTTCTGGGCCACTAGTTAGGTATCGTTCGCAGAACACACGCCAGCTTAAAAGAAAGAGGTTGGATAAATATGCTAGAACTTTTAAAGATGTTGCGGGTCAGAAGTTTGAGAGGATGGGGTATAACCCTCTCGATAACTATTCTGCATATCAAATGGAAACGCAGGGTCGTGCCCAAAGGTATAGCGATTTTGATCAGATGGAATATACACCGGAGTTGGCTTCGGCTTTAGATATTTATGCTGATGAGATTACAACCTTTAACGCATATAATAATATGTTGCGAGTTACTTGTCCCGACGAAGAGATAAAGCAAATTCTTGAAACTCTATTTTATAATGTTTTAAATCTAGAGTTTAACTTATTTGGCTGGTCACGCACTATGTGTAAGTATGGAGATTTTTATCTTTATTTGGATGTTGACCCT